ATGCGAAAACGTCCCCAAATCACGGAAAACCGATTCGATAAGTGGACCGAAGAGCTGAGGTCCTGGATTCAGGAATCCGTTTCACCCTTCGAAGACGATACGCCGATGAAGCAGAGAGAGCGCATTGAAAAGGCCGGAGAGGACAAGCTGTTCTTTATGAAAACCTACCTGCTCCACTATTTTCATTCGGATTTCGGAGATTTCCATGAGGAATGGGCGGATTTCGGGGACCTTGAGGATGAATGCGTCTTCATCGCGGCGCCCCGCGAGCACGCCAAGTCCACTTTCTTTTCGCTCGGGGACCCTCTTCACGACATATGTTTCGAGCTTAGGCGTTTTATCATAATTATATCCGATACTAACGACCAGGCTACAGGACTCGTCCTGCCCATACGCCTGGAACTGGAGGAAAACCCGCGAATCCGGCACGACTTCGGCGACCTGACCGGAGCGATATGGACAAAGAACGACTTCACGACCTGCGGAAAGAGCTCGACGGCTGGAGTCAGGGTCCTTGCCCGGGGGCGCGGCGAGAAGGTGCGGGGGATCAAATACCGGCAGCACCGTCCGGATAAGGCGATCGTCGATGACTTCGAGAACGATCTGAACGTGCAAAATCCCAAGCTTGTGAAAGCCGGCAGGGAATGGCTTCTGAAGGCTGTGATCGGCTCGCTTGGCGCAGGTTTTTGCTTCGTGATGGTGGGCAACCTGTTTCATCCGAAGTCCGTGCTTGCCCAGTTCATGGCGGACAAAGATGAAGACGGTAAAAAGCTTTACTTATCCAGAACCTACCAAGCCCTCATCGACGCGGGAAAGCCTGCGGAAAGGCCGCTCTGGCCGGCTGCGTGGCCCATGGAGCGGCTGGTGAAAAAGCGCCGCAACATGGGAAGCGTCGCCTTCAGCGCCGAGATGATGAACCTGACCGGGGCCGATGAAAGCCCATTCAAAGAAAACTGGCTTCTCTACTATGACCGGGTCGAGGTGGAGGTCCCGAAGCTCTCGGTGGCTACCTTCGTTGACCCGAGCTCGAGATCGGGAGAGGCCAATGATTTCAAGGCTATAGTGATCGTGGGGCTGGAGCGGGACAAGATGCTCTTCCGTGTGCTCCACGCCTGGATTCGCCACGCTTCGCCGGGGGAGATGTTTGCAGCCGCGTACAGACAAGTCGAACAATATAAAGGCAGAATCGGCATCGAAGAAAACATGCTGAAGGATTTCCTCCATGAAGCCATCCACAGCTACGCGCGGGAGTGCGGGCGGTATCTTCCCTGGGAGCCTATTCACCATTCATCCAACAAGGAAGCGCGGATCATCGGAACGCTCTCCTATCTCGTCGAGCACGGAAAGCTCCTCTTCGAGAAAAATCAAAGCGACCAGGCGCTCTTGATCGAGCAGCTCATATACATCCTGAACGCGAATGTTCATGATGACGGACCCGATGCGCTCCAGGGAGCGGTGAGCATGCTGCAAGGCGCCTCGGGCAAGCCGATGGAGTACGAGAGCCTTTTCAAGCGCCGCTTCCCTCCCCGTAAGGGGGCGTTTTAGGAAATGACGGAGAAATACCTGCATCATCGTTTATCCGCAAACATAAAGTTTGTATCGAGGTAGAAATGGGAATTCTCTACGATCAGTTCGGCCGTACAATTCCGGAACGCCGCCAACGAAGGCCCGACACGCGGGATATATTCGTTGCTCAGATGAAAGATCGTTGGAGCACTTATCCTTCGATCGGGCTTACGCCGGAGCGCCTGGCGCAGATATTTCGTGAAGCCGACAACGGGGAAGTTCTCAGGCAGGCGGAGCTTTTCGAGGAAATGGAGGAAAAGGACCCGCACCTTTCCAGCCAATTTCAGATTCGAAAGCTTGCAGTGCAAGGACTCGAAGTCGAGGTCGTGCCATCCGGCGAAGACGCCCAAGCCAAAAAAATAGCTGATTTCTGCCGTGAGGCGCTTCAGAATCTTCCGGACTGGGATGACTATATCCTCGACCTCATGGATTCTCTCCCCAAAGGCTACAGCGCCATGGAGATCCTGTGGCAGCCAAGCCGAAAGGAAGTCCAAATCAGTAGTCTACGCTGGATACACTCCAAGAAGATCACATTCCGGAGCTCCGTGACCCCGAGGATTCTAACAGAAGAGGAGCCCTTCCAGGGCATCGACCTTCCGCCCTTCAAGGTGATTTACCATCGTTACAAAGCGCGCACGGGCTATGACACAAGGGCGGGAATTCTCCGAGTATGCGCATGGATGTATCTATTCAAGAATTATGCGATCAAAGATTGGGTCTCCTTTGCGGAGGTGTACGGGATGCCGCTTCGCCTTGGGAGATACGAACCGGGCGCAAGCCCGGACGACAAAAGCGCCCTTCTCGAGGCGGTTCGCTCGCTGGGAACCGACGCCGCAGGAATTATCTCCAGGAATACGGAGATTGAATTCGTCGAGGCGCAACGCACGGGGACGCTCAATGTCTATGCGAGCCTGGTCGACTTTTGCGATTCCCAGATGAGCAAAGCCATCCTCGGACAGACGCTCACCAGCGAGGCGGGAGGCAGAAACGGAGCGGGGTCCTACGCCTTGGGGTCCGTACACGCAGAAGTACGCCGCGACCTGGTTGTCGCCGATTCCAAGGCCCTTGCTAAAACGCTCACCCAGCAACTGCTGCGACCGCTGGTCGGTTTCAACTTCGGCTGGGACGCCCCGGCGCCCAAGCTGCGGTTCGTGTACGAAAATCCGGAAGACATGGAGAAAATGGCGCGGGTCTACAAAGTCCTTCAGGAAATGGGACTGGACATGAGCCAGGAGCATTTGAGCGAACGATTCAAGGCGCCCATGCGCAAGCCGGGTGAAACCAAACTGGAAGCCGGGTCGCAGTAGGCGGCGCTCTATCCCCGGTTCTAGGAATTATCCAATAGCATAGGAGCATACATGGAAACAGCAATTGCGGTAAAGAACCTGGGCGGAAATCAGAACCTGGGCTCGGAGACCGGATGCCGGAGACTCGAAATCGAAAAAGCCGCTCCTTTCCGCTCCCTGACCTCCGATCTCCGACCGCCGCTGGAAGTCGCCGCATCTCTGCCGGAAAGAAATGCCGCGCCCTGCGAGCTTCAAATCTTTCCCTGCGGATGGGTTGAAATCAAGGGAGACGAACCGTTCCTGGTCGATGAGACAGCGATGGAGGAGGTGATCCGCAGATTCAACGACCGGGGCGTCGATATGGTGATCGACTATGAACACCAGACAGAGGCGGATCAGGAAGCCCCGGCCGCCGGGTGGATCAAGGCGCTCGACAACCGGGGCGACGAAGGCCTGTGGGCGGTTGTCGAGTGGACGGAACGCGCGAAACAGTACCTGGAAAAGAGAGAATACCGCTATTACTCTCCGGTTTTTCTCATATCGAGAGGAGAGCGCCGCCTGGTGGAGCTCCTCCGACTCGCGCTTACGAACGCGCCGCGGCTCAATTCGATTCGCCCCATTGTGGCTAAAGCGCCGGACCGCGAGAAAGCGAAAGACATAAGCTATGAGAACCCCAATGGAAAAAAGGAGGAAAAGATGGATTTACTGAAGAAGCTTGTCACAAGGCTCGGGCTTGAGGAAAGCGCCGGTGAAAAGGAAATCCTTGAAGCAATTGAAGCGAAACTGAATGAAGCGCCGCAAATGATCGGGGTTACGTCAAAGGAGATACTGCAAGCACTCGATCTGCAGAGTACGGCGGGCAAGAGCGAAGTAATCGGCACGATCCTGGCGCTCAAACAAAAGGCTGACCTCGTGCAGGAGGCCGCATCCTTGAAGCAGCGTCTTGCCGAACGAGAGCGCGACGATCTTATAGCCGTCGCGCTCAAAGAGCGCAAAATTACGGCGGCAATGCTGGATTGGGCCAGAGAACAGGCCATGAAAGACCCCGAAGCCTTCCGGGTCTATCTGGAAAAAGTCCCGCCGGTGGTTCCGGATCAGGACATCCACATCGCAAAAGAACAGAAGGAGCATGGGGTCAGAGCGGATGAGGCGGTCCTGCATGTGGCCAAGATGTTCGGAAACAGCCCCGCCGATCTCGAAAAGTACGGAAACTTGAGCGCATAAAAAATGGATGCCGGTAGTCGGAAATAGGTAATCCGACTTACTTCGGAGCTTCGACTACGGATTCCCAACACCGAATAAGCGAAGGAGAGCCCTATGGCCCTTGCAGCAGACAGAAATACTCCCATGAAAGACGCCGAGCTCGTATCCGTTCCCGTTGCAGCCAATGCCGTAATCTACGCGGGCGCGCTGGTTGCGGCAAACGCTTCCGGTTACGCCGCTCCAGGATCGACGGCGACCACGCTTACCTATCTCGGTAGGTCCGAGGAAAAGGTGGACAACACGGGGGGAAGCAATGGTGCAAAGTCGGCGCTTGTCCGCAGAGGCAAAGCATTCAAGTGGAAAAACAGCAGCTCGGATGCCGTCACGCAGGCCGACCTTGGAAAGACCTGCTACATCGTTGACGATGAAACCGTGGCCAAAACCAATGGAACGAGCTCCCGCTCCGCAGCCGGCATAGTGCTCGGAGTCGAAGCGGACGGTGTCTGGGTCTATTAGCTATTAGTAGGGGCAAAAGATCTTTTGCCCCTACAGGCTAACGGATACTAGCTAACAGCTTTTAGAAAGGAGTAGTCTCATGATAGTAAACCGTCAAACCTTAGGAGCAGTCTTCATAAACCTCATGACCACCTTCAACCGCGCTTTCGATGCGGCCCCCTCCGTATGGCCGAAAGTGGCAATGCTCGTGCCGAGCGGGTCGGGGCAAAACGACTACAAGTGGCTGTCCAACTTCCCGCGCATGCGCAAGTGGATCGGCGACAAGGCGGTGAAATCGCTGGAAGCCTTCAGCTACACCATCATAAACGACGACTGGGAGGCAACCATCGAAGTCGACCGGAACGACATCGAGGACGACAACCTCGGCATCTATGCTCCACAGGCTCAGATGGCCGGATTCAGCGCAAAGCAGCTTCCGGATGAAATCGTAATGGCCCTGGTAAACGGCGGCTTCGCAAACACTTGCTATGATGGTCAGTCCTTTTTCGACACCGACCACCCGACGTCGGGAGCAAACGTCGGCAATAAGGGCTCCGCAGCGCTTTCCATCGCCACACTGGCAGAAGCTCAGGCAAGCTATGGGGCTGCCCGAACGGCAATGAAGAAATTCAAGGATGACGAAGGTCGCCCGCTCAACATCACCCCAAACATCCTGCTGGCTCCTCCCTCGCTCGAGGATACCGCCAATGCCCTACTCACCAATGAACGGCTTGAAGACGGAAAACCCAACCCTTACAAGGGGACGGCAGAGCTTGTTGTAGACGCCCGCCTTACCAGTGATACGGCGTGGTTTCTGCTCGACACCACCAAGCCGGTCAAGCCCTTTATCTACCAGGAGCGCAAAGCCCCCGGCTTCGTGGAGCAAACGGACATGAGCTCGGACAACGTTTTCATGCGCAGGAAGTTCAGGTTCGGCGCCGAGGCCCGCGCCGCAGGAGGCTACGGTTTCTGGCAGTTGGCCTATGGAAGCACCGGAGTCTAAGGCGATTTCGGTGAAAACATTTACCGCCTGTTGAGCCCGTCTCGTCATTCCCGCATGCTTTTAGCGGGAATCCAGCCCAGCGCCTACCCCCACTGGATTCCCGCCTTCGCGGGAATGACGAGAGAGGGTCTGCCGGGATGACGAGAAAGCCCTGCCGGTAATTCTTTTTTGGGAAACCACCTAAGACGAATATCGGGGGCGGGCGTCGGAAACAGACATCGAATGACAAAGGTTGAATATCGGAGAATTCATCACCCCCTCTACCCATACTTCCGATCTCCGATTTCCGACCTCTGACCACTGTTTTCCGACCTCTGACCACTGTTCAGAAATGGGAGTATCTGAAATGTCCTATTGCACTCTGGACGACATAAGGGACCAGATAGATGAAGCCAGGCTGACTCAACTTACGGATGACGAAGGGCTCGGAGCAGTCAATGAATTGCGCGTTGCCAAAGCCGTTGCCGATGCCGATGAGGAGGTGAACGGCTACATCGGCGCCCGCCACAGGACGCCGCTCGACCCGGTCCCATCAATTGTTCGGAAATGCTCTGTCGATATCGCCATTTACAACCTCTTCGCCCGAAGGGATCGAATTCCCGAAGCCCGAAGGGATCGTTACAGGGATACGATCCGATTTCTGGAACAGATTGCACTCGGCAGGTTTTCACTCGGAAATGAAGATCCGGAAGGCAACCCGCCGGCTTCGGATTCTGCGGCGACTTCGGGGTGCAATCCTAGACGTATCTTTGATCGCTCCACCTTGGAAGGCTTTTGAGGTTCAGGAGAGAAGAGCATGTATACGGTTGTTCAAATTGAAGACGCCATTATCGCGCAATTGAAATCATGTATGGATTACCTCAAGACCTGTGAATCAATGGCCGAATTCCTTTCCTCCCGTTTCGAGGAAAACGACTGCCGCCTGCCTCTGGTTTCACCCGCGGTATACGTCGTTTACGATCGAGGAAGTTACAGCCACAAGATGAGCGGAGCTCAAGACCGGGAGATGCTTTTCACCATCATCGCCGTTGTCGAAAACCTGCGCGGAGATGTTGCGGCACGCCACGGCCAGGGACCCCATAAGGGCGCCTATGAGCTACTCGAAGACATACGAACATCGCTCTCAAATCATTCGTGTGGTTTGAATATAGATCCCCTTATGCCCTTGAGCGAAGAAGCGATAAGCGGCAATGAAAAAATGGCAGTCTACGGCATATCCTTCAGAACATCCTGCCGTTTCGCTTTATAGGCGCTATTACAGCAAGCAGGGTAAGGGCTGGGAGCCTTGCCGGACATTGGAGAGAAAGTAATGCTGACACGCAAGACCGTTTTGCTGGCGAAGACAGAGACCGAATATGGAGCGGATTCCTCGCCGACCGCAACCGCTAACGCCCTGCTGGTCCGAAACGTTGCCATAAGACCTATCGGGGAGGTCCTTGAAAGAGACTATCTCCGATCTGACCTCTCACCTCTCGAATTCGGCCGTGGAAGCAGGTACGTTCAGATAACTTTCGAAACCGAAATCAAGGGAACGGGAACTGCCGGAGCGTTACCCACATGGGGATGGGAGGGGGAGCTCATGAAGGCCTGCGGTATGGAGGAAGAGATCGGTCCCGGCTCTCACATTCTCTACCACCCGAGCAGCCTTACGTTCCCCAGCATTACGATCTATGGATACGTCGACTCGCTTTTCCGGAAGATCGTAGGCTGCCGGGGAACGTGGACGCTCAAGTGGGAGGTGGGCAAGTACGGCTTCTTTCGATGGGACTTCCGAGGCGTCTACGTCTCTCCAATAGATGGATCGCCTCAGCCGCCGGTCTTCAGCACGGTCAAGCCCCCCGTTTGCCTGGCGGCCAATCTGGTTGTAGGCGGTTACTCGCCTGTTGCAGACAGATTGGAGTTTTCCCTAAATAACAAAATAGCACAACGAAAATCCATAAACAGCTCGACCGGCGTTGCGGAGCTCATCATCACGGGCAGGAATACCGGAGGAAGCTTCACCCCTGAAGCAACCCTCGAAGCGGATCACGGCTTCTGGGCGAAGTGGGAGACAGCCGCTTCCTTTCCCTTGAGCATCGGCCCTATCGGCAGTGCAGAAGGAAATAGAGTCACCATCACAGCGCCCAAGATGCAATACAGGGATATCAAAGACAGCAGCCGCGACGGGGTTTTTACATATGAGGCCCCCTTCGGACTGGCCGGAGATGCGGGCGATGACGAAATCCTCATCACCTTCGAGTAGGAACAGAGCTTGGACCAAAGGAGTCAACACAATGGAAAAACGCTACCAAATAGGTGAACGGAGTTACGTTCAGCGGCCTCTCGTACTCGGGCAGCTCCAGCAATTGCTGCCCTTCCTCGGCGGCATACAGTTGAGAAGAGGCGAGCTCTACGACCTCATGGGAATGCTTGCGAACGGCAAGATAAGCGCAGCCTTGGCTGTCGTGCTCATCGATGAAGGAATTACAGTCAGAGAGGCATTGGATCGTGTTGAAGAGCGGGCCGTTGAAATTCACTACTCCATCACCGCCGATCAGATCCTTGAGGTGCTGGAAGATTTTTTCGTATGCAACCGAAGCTCCTCCGTTTTGGAGAGGCTTCTCACCCTGATTGTGAAGCTGAAAGCGGACATCGAGCGGGCGAATGGAACATCGAAGGCATCCTGTACCAAATCGCCGGGGGAGACATCACCCGAAGAGACTACATCCTATGGTGCGTAGACGCTGCTACAGCCTTGCAGTGGCTTGATATGAAAGAAAACGAGCACCGGAGCGCAATCAACCGCGACCTCTCAAGGATGGAGTTTCTGGCCGGACTGCTTGGCTCGAACTGGAAAGCTCCCTACTTGAGCGGCATCCCTTTGAATGCTGAAGGAGGGAGGTCAGAGATCCGAAGTCGGGAATCAGAGATAGGAGTAGGGGCAAAAGATCTTTTGCCCCTACATTTACCCCTACATCCGACTTCCGTTTCCGGCCTCCGCGTGGGCTGTCGCTGCAGAGGCCTATATTTGAGCGAGTGTATTCATCTATTCGGAGAGCGACTGGCTGAAATCTGCTCAACATGTCCGGAGTGACGCGATGAACAATAACGAAATACTCTCCATGGAAAGCGATATCGAACTAATCAACGGCGCCTTGGAACAACTTCGCCGGGTAATGCAGGACATGAGTGCTGAAGGCAGAGATGCATTTGAAGCTCTCCGTGCTCCCGTCGAGAGCTTCAACTTGGAGCTCGCGGCTCTTAACGAGAGCATTGCCGGCGGCGCCGCGTCATGGGGCGCATACCAGCAGTCGATCAAACAGGCTCAAAGCGACATGCGTAGCGTGGAGAATACCGTGCAGGGAATTGAAGGAGCCGTCCGAGGCTGGAGTAAAAGCTTTTCCAACGCCATTTCCGACGCACTGATGACTGGAAAGCTGGAATTCTCCGATTTTGCCTCTTCCATAATAAGAGACATCATCCGCATACAAACCCAGGCGATTTTCACAGAGGGCGTGTCGGGGTTGTCATCTGCCGGCGGTTTCCTTGGCGGGCTACTGGATAATTTGGGAAGCGCTCTCGGCGGGATATTCGGCTCAGGAGAATCGGCAGCGGTTTTGGAAAGTCATAGCGGTGGTATTATCGGCATCACACCAGGACACCTGAGGTTTGAGGACCCGGCAATCTTCGCATCTGCGCTGCGTTTGCACAGCGGCCTAGCCGCCGACGAGTTCCCCGCCATCCTCCAGTCCGGCGAGGAGGTGGTTTCCCGCTCCGACCGCGCCACGATCCTCGACAAGCTCAACCAGTCGCAGAGCGGCTCCAACGTGAGCATCAACCTGGTGAATAACACCGGCGTTCAGGCGACGGCAAAGAAGGGCTCGGGCGGCCCCAGGTGGGACGGCAAGCAGTGGGTGCAGGACATCATCCTGGAGGCGGTGAGCGGTGGGAACGAGTCGCTCATGTACGCCATAGCGAGCCTGAAGGGATAAGCGATGAGCTTTAACACCTGGGACTGGACCGCCATCGAGCCTCCCTCCGGACTCAAGATTGCGCCCGTAACAAGCACGGTCGTCACATCGAGCGAGGCGGGCTACGACACGACCCGTCCCCGGTGGACGCGCAACCGCATGAAGATCGTCCTGGAATGGAGCGGGACGGAGGGCATGATGGGACCGGCGTCCTTCAGCGCGCTCCTTGATTTCTTCTGGAGGCAGAAGGGCCAAGCCCTCCCCTTCTACTTCCAGCTCCCCATCGGCCTCTACGGATTTCCGGGAGCCTACGGGGGAATGGCCGAGCCCGCCGGAACCGACCCCTTCGACAGCGAGCTCGATGTGGGATTTGGAGAGGGGCCGATCTGGCTGGTCCGGTTCACACAGGACGAGCTGCCCTTTAAGTTCATCTTCCCCAATTACTGGTGCACGGAAAACCCGTTGGAGCTGATACGCGTATGACCATTCCAAGCGAGCTCATCCAAGAAAAGAACAAGCTCTACTCCACCAATGCGCTCCTCATGCTCCTGGAGGTGGCATCCGATGATCTTTCGGAGCCTCTCCTGCTTGCGCGCAACATCGAGGACGTAAGGTGGAACGGACACACCTGGCAGAGGTTCGCCTGGAGCATGGGGGTCCTGGGGCAAAGCGGAGAGGGGAAGCTCCCGGAGCTGGTGATCCAGGTGCAGAACGTGGACCGCATGGTGCAGTACGAGTGCGAGCAGGCGGGAGGGCTGGTGGGGGCTACGGTAACGGTCTATCTGGTGAGCTCCGGGCATCTTCATCTAACCGACCCGCTCTTCACCATGCCCTTCACCGTGCTCAAGACGGAGGCGGACGCCAACTGGGTGACGTTTCACCTGGGCATCGAGAACCCCTACGGGCAGCGCTACCCCGCCCACATCTTTACCGCGGACCTATGCAGGTATCGGCTCACGACCGGATTCAAGGGCGAGGAGTGCCGGTACTCGGGGGCGGCTACGAGCTGCGACTACAAGTGGGAAACGTGCGTTGCGTTGGGAAACACCCTTTATTACGGCGGACAGCCGGGACTTATGGGAGCGATATTCGATGAATAACAAAACAGCGGCAGGAAATAGGATTCATGCAGGGCCAAATGCAAATGTAGGGGTTGGTGCAAATGTAGGGGTTGGTGCAAATGTAGGGGTTGGTGCAAATGTAGGGGCAAAAGATCTTTTGCCCCTACACCCGGCATCCAACCACCGTTCTCCGACGTCGGTTCTGATCGGAGCTCCCTTCGAAGATCTCGGGCGCGGCCCGAAGGCCTATGACTGCTACGGAATCGTGCTTGCCGGGGCAAGGCTGCTCGGGCTCGACCTTCCGGACTACGGCTCCATCGCGTCGCATCTAAGCCGGGAAATCTCCCGGATGGCGAAAGAGCGTAGGCCGCTTTTCAAGCGCACAACCCCAAGGCATAGCGCCATCGTCGCCTTCACCACGAGGACTCCGATGGTAATCGACCACTTCGGCCTGGTGATCGACGACTACAACTTCCTGCACACCACGCGGGCCACGGGCGGCCAGATATGCTCGCTCGACAACCCCATGTGGAAATCGTTTATCGAGGGCTTCTATCTCTATGCAGGGGGCATGCGATAATGGAACCGCTATCTTCCGACATCCGACTCTCTGAACCGCGCCACGACCAATCGGGAGCTTGCAGAAAGTCGGCGAGCGGCTCCGGGTTTCCGTCATCCGACCTCCGTCCCAGACCCATCCAGCTTATCAACGTGACCAATCCCTTCCCGTTCATCCCAACGGACCGGAACACGGCGCTCATTCCCTACGCGCCCGGCATGACCGTCGGCGACCTCGCGGCGCCTTTCCGCAGGGAGCTGCGCGCCAGGGGCTATGAGGGAGAGATCGTCGCAGTTTGCCGAGGCGAAGTGGCGCCGGACATGGCGGCGCCGGTTTGCCCTGGCGAGTGCATCACGCTCTTTGTGCAGTACGGAAGTGGGGACGTGTTGAAGACAGTGGCGGGGCTCGCGCTCATGGTGGTAGCCGTTGCGACCGGCGCGTGGGTGGCAGGGCTTGGCATGTTTGCCGGAAGCGGCGCCTTGCTGGGCCTAGGCGGAACGTTCTGGGGGGCGCTTTCCTCAGCGGCCGTCATGACGCTTGGCGGCCTCGTGATAAATTCCGTTTTCCCCGCCGCCTCCCCCACGAGCGGCTCCTCGAGCCCCACCTACGGCTGGCAGGGATACTACAACAACGTGAAGCCGGGCTACGTGATCCCCATCGCCATAGGCGAGTGCGCCATCGCCGCCCAGATCATCAACCAGTACCTTGCGGCCGACAGCGAGCACAACCAGTGGGCGTGGTTCCTCTTTGGAGCAGCGCAGGGGGAGACGGGAACGCCCGTCACCGAAAACGACGTGCTGGTGGGAGACGAGCCGCTCACCTCCTACACATCGAACGCCGATTACAGCTTTGCCGCCACATCCGGGAGCCCGGCCGTGGCGGGCGCTCTTCCCAACTTCGAGGCCATCCACCACTACCGGAAGATGGACAAAGAAATAACCTACGACGAATCGACGGCATCCGGCGAGGCCGTGACGCTTCTACTCCACTGCAACGGGACGGAGGGCTCCACCTCGGTCGCGGACAGCGCCAGGGGCGGAGCGTGGACCTGTCACGGCGGGGCGGCCGTCACCACGACAAGCGAATACCTCGGGACCGGGGCGCTGAGGCTTCCGGCAAACGGCGACTACGTGGACACCGACGATTTCGAGGCGCTGCGCTTTCCGGGCTACTTCACCTTCGAGTGCCGCATCAAAAGGACCTCCGCGTTCGATAACGGGATTTTCAGCCAGCAGGTGCAAGACATCACCTACGGATCGGGCAGGTACACCAGGGTGAGCCTGGTCTATCAGTCGGGCGGGGCGCTGGTCTTCCAGGCGGGAGAGGGGAGCGGAACGAGCTGGGGCGTGCGCGCGCAGGCCATCGCTTTGGTCTCGCTGGCTCTCAACACCTGGTATCACGTGTGCGTGCAGTGCCGCAGGAACAACATCCGCATCTATGTAAACGGCGTGATCGAGGGGTCCTGCACCGGGGCCTGGGACTACTTCTGGCCGGAGTCGCTGGTCGGCAATGAATACGATCCTATCGCCTACGCGAGCCTGGACGCCGCGCTCAAGGCGTCCTACCAGACCCGCGTGGGGCATGGCTGGCTGATCGACTACGGGGCCTATCCCAACACCGCGACCGACGTCTACGGCCGGTGCATGCTCGACGAGGTGCGGACGGCCAGAGGCGTGGTTTATGACTTTGCGGGCTTCACGCCGCCCACGAGCGAGCTGAGCGACTCCTACACGCCTCCCGAAGAAGGGGAGGCCGTCGTGGCGGCCACAAAGGGCGCGTGCGACTCCGTGAAGCTCATGATCGAGTTTCCCTACGGCCTGGTGCGCAACCGCAGCGACGGCGACATCGACACCGCAAGGGTGGGTCTCAAGGTTTCCTGCCGGGCCTCCGGAGGCTCCGGGAGCTGGACGGAGGCATCCCATGAGCTTTCCGTCGCATCGACCTCCTGGGTGCGCAAGCAGATAGAGGTCGCCTTCCCGAGCCGAGGGGAATACGACGTGATGGTCCAGCGCACCACGGAAGACCGCGAGGAGGGGAGCAAGATCTCCGACCGGAGCTTCCTGACCGGATTCGACCAGGTGTCGAATTACGCATGCGGATACCCCGGCATCCAGTGCGTAGCGCTGGGCATCAAGGCCTCCGACACCCTGAGCGGCCAGGTCCCGACGATTAGGATCATCAACCGGCCCTCCAACATCGATGTCCCCGACTGGACGGGCGCGGGGACCATGAGCGTCGATCCGACCACGCCGGGCTGGGCTGCCTATGCGGCGCTTTGTCACCCCAAGTACGGACGGGGGATCAGCCCCGCCAGGCTCAACCGCACCAAGTGGGAGGAATGGATCGCCTGGACGGAGGAGTTGGTAGAAGGCGCCCGGAGGGCGCAGTTCAACGGCGTCTTCGACGGATCTCCCCAATCGCTCAAGACGGCCTTGAACCACATCGAGAACGTAGGCCGCGCCAAGATCATCCCGATCGGCCAGACCTACTCGGTCATGATCGACAAGCCCGATGTGGCGCGGGGGCTCTACACCTACGGGAAGATCGTCCCGGACACGTTCAAGATCCAGTGGATCCCCAAAGAGGACAAGGTCGATGAGATCGAGATCGAGTACTTCGACCGGGACCGTAACTTCGACGCCCACTCCGTCTACGCCCGGTCGAGCACGTTCGACAACCTCGACCGCCCGGCACGGTCCACCAAGATAACGCTCATCGGCTGCAACAACGAAGACCAGGCCGAGCGGGAGGCAATCCTTCGGATGCAGAAAACGGAGCTCACCACCCGGATCGTGCAGTTCTCGGTCCCGGTCGAGGCGGTCGTGATGGAGCCCGGAGCCGTCATCATGGTGCAGCACGACTCCAACAAGCACACGTTTGGCGGGCTCCTTGGGCTCGACGCAAGCGGGACCACGGTCACGCTGGATAGGGCAATCATCCTGTCCTCCTCCGTCTTTGGCTCCGGCGTGAAGCTCTGGGTGCGCGACGCCGACGACAACATCTACGAGCGGAGCGTCACGGGACCCTTCGATGTGGAGACGCAGACCCTCACGCTCGACACAGCCCTTACCGCCGCCCGCTTCGACCCCTACGCCATCGGACGGCCAAACGAGGAGAAGTGGCTCTACCGCATCACGAAGCTCGACATCGAGAAAAACGAGACGTGCGCCATTACGGCTGTGGAATACATTGAGGAAGCTTATTACCACGCGGACTACGATTCCGGAGCAACAGCCGTTTAGGGGGGCGCAATGTCTGACGGAAGATCGAGCAGGTTGTGGCTGCTCCTGGGGGAGCGCGGAACCACCAACTGGGACAACAAGCTCAACAACAACTTCAACTTCATCGACTCGGGCTACGGGAACATCCTCTCCTACGTCTCCAACCGCCCGGAGGTCTACCAGCTTGCGGGCGCCTTTGCCGACGAGCCGGGGGCCGTGATCTCCCTTCCCAAATCGGTGGACGATCCAAACGCCTACACCGTCGCGATCACCCCGATAGCCCGCACCGCCCCTATCGGCGACATCTGGGTGGAGAAGGGGGAGAGCGGCTTCACCGTCCATCGCTCCGGAACGAGCGCGGACGGCTTTATTGCAACCGTCTACTACGAAGGGGCCATCAACGGCTACGGCTCGGCGGTCTACCGGGAGTGGTACGTCTCGCCGGTGATTGGGGACCATTCCAGCGCATCCCTGGAGCGGGGCCTCAAATGGGTGCTCGACCGGATCGGGGTGAATCTCTCCAACGTCATCCTCCCGGCCAACTGCACCTACATCCTCGACGACAGCCTCACCATTCCGGAGAACGTCACCCTCCTGCCCCAGCCGGGCGTAACCATCTACATCGGCTCCGGGGCGACGCTCACGATCAACGGCGGGTTCGTCGCAGGCCCGAGGCAGCCGGTGTTCGACGGCGACAAGACCGTCCTTTTCGGAGTCGGCAGCGTGAAGACGGTGCACCCCGAATGGTTCGGCGCGGCCGGAGGCGCTACGGAAACCGAGGGCATAGACGACACGCTCTCGCTTCAGAAGGCGATGACCGCAATGCCGGTAAGTACGACCCTCGCGCTCTCCGCCATGCACCGGATATCGAGCAGCCTCACGCCCCGGAGCAATACGGAGATAGCCGGTGTACGGGGCGCGGGGCTCGTCTCCAAGCCCTCCACGGCCTGGAGCGACACAGGCCTTATCAGCACTTCGGACAGTGTGAACAATGTCGCCGTCCGCGGCATCACCCTAAACGGCAACAAGGCCAATAACCCAGGAGGGCGGTGCTTCGGAGTGCTCATAAAGGGATCGTCCATGATTAGCGTGGAGAACTGCCTCCTCATGAGCTTCCCGACCGGCGACCCGACCGGACCGGGCGGCGACGGCGTCTACGTGGGCAGAAGCTCCGGAGGATCGATCCCCCAGGAAATACGGGTGGTCCATAACACCATCACCGCCAACGAGCGCCAGGGGATCTCGGTCACCTCCGTTTCGGGCATGCTCATCGAGGGCAACCATATCACCTATACATCGGGGACCAATCCCGGGGCGGGAATGGATTTCGAGCCCAACAGCGACTCCGATTCCATTCGGGACGTGCGCATCCTGGGAAACCGGATCGCCGGCAACGCCGGTCCCGGCATCATGCTCTACAACGGCAACGACTACGTCATCGACGACATCGTCGTAAGCGACAACTGCATCCGCGATAACGGCTCCCACGGCATCCACTGCTACCGCACGGCCAACGGCTATGTCGGGAGCTACTCGATATCCGGCAACATCATCCGGGGGAATGCGGGAAACGGGGTCTTTATCGACGCCTGCAAAGCCCACGGGATGGTTGTGACCGGGAACACCCTCTGGGAAAACGGGGTCTCGGGCGTATGGGTGGAGGATACCAAGGGCTTCATCCTAAACTCCAACTCCATCTGCTTCAACGGCGCCGACGGCGTATTGGTCAAGCACATCTACGGGAGCAACAATGAGGGAAACATATCCTCCAACACCATTATGAACAACGGGACTTCGAGCGCCGACAGCTACTGCGGAATAAATTTTCCCGGAAACGACTCCCACCCGGATTCGCGCTGCCTCGTCTCGGGCAATGTGATCGGCAACGCCTACGGGGCCGAATATACGCCTACCCAGAAGTACGGCGTCTACATGGGAGGCAACGCCGACCGCATTGTGCTTAACGGCAACTGGACCTTCAACCATACGACCGCGGGCGCCTATGTGCCGGGCTACACCTTTGCTCCGATGGGCTTCAACTACGACGACGGGGACGGGTACTTCGGTACGGACCAGATCGGGGCCGTGCAGACGATGAGCGCCAGCGCCTATATCGGGAGCAACGTCGGGCTTGTCCTTGCCGATGCAACGAGCGGGGAGGTCGATCCCAGGCTCTCGCCCTCCCATGTGGGGCACAGGGTGACGGTGGTGAAAACCGACGCCTCGGCCAACAAGGTGGTGGTGCGCGGCCAGCCCTCCGAGACGGTCGGCGGGGCGGAGTACTTCGAGCTGTTCCATCAGCACGACTATGTGACGTGCGTCTTTATTGGAGACTCCAAGTGGGTGATTACAGCCAACAAGTAGCGGACGGAGATCTTAGGAGTATAACCAATGGCAACCAGATCGAGCAGTGCAAACGGACTCGCCTCCGACCCCTCCGTCTGGGGCGGCGCGGTCCCGGTGGAAGGCGATAAGGTCAACATCTCCCACGAGGTGACGCTCGACGGCCCCTATGTCTGGGGAGACGACAGCGCGACCGCGATCAACATCAATTCGGGAGGGACGCTCAAGGCGTCGAGGTCCGTCTCTTCCACGCTTACCTGCAAGGGGACGATCAATGTCAATTCCGGCGGGAGCCTCGACTACGGGAAGGAGGCGGACCCCGTCCCCGACGGCGTCACCGCCAGGATCCGGCTCAACTACTCGGCGGTCATGGCCTCCATGAAATACTGGCTGGAGCTAAAGGACAACTCCGGTTTTTGGACATTTGGCGCCCTAAAGGCCGTCAACACGACGCTCGCCGCCGAAGCCCTTGCCGGATCGAGTGTGATCCAGGTCGCGGACGCCTCCGGCTGGAAGGCGGGGGACCGCATTGCGCTCGCCTCCACCGCCCCCACGCATACGCAGGCCGAAGACCGCATTATCCAAAGCATCGACGGCTCCACGGCGGCGCTCACCGTGCCGCTCGCCTACACCCATGCGCCGGGCGGCTACATTGGAAACCTCACCCACAACGTGGTGATCGAGTCCTACAACCCCGGCTATCCCTCCGCCGTGAACGGCTACTACAACAACCTCCAGGGAGAGTGGACGCGTGAGCACCAGTATACGGAGTTTGCAAACGGCGGATCGAGCTCGAGTGTCGCCACCTACGGGTGCCTCTCCATCTGGTGCGGAACATCGGCGTCCGCCCGGACCAGGAGCGTCTACAAGAAAATCGCCGACTGCTCCTTCCGCAACACCGAGGGCGGGTACGGTCTTCTTCATACCGGAAACGTCAAGGAGCGGATACAGATCGAGGATTGCGCCTTCTACGGAACGGTTGGCAGCAACGCCATCGGCGAGTTCCAGGGGGCGACGCTCGATTTTAGCCGGTGCGTCGTCTACCGCTCGCAGTTAAACGGCGTTGCGTCCTCCTACTCCCAGGGCGGACAGAACTGCCGCCACTTCGACTGCGTCTTCTCCGGAGCCAACGGCTCGGGCTTTGCCTGCACCTGCGCGATCAACCCGGAGTTTCACCGCTGCAAGTTTCTGTCATCGGTCCGGTTCGCCAACGTCAGCGCCGGAGCCGAGGCGCTCTTCAAAGACTGCGCCATCGGGATAGGCCCAGGGGCGCCGGGCTTCTCCGGAACGTCCCTGATACAGATATCGAGCAGCGCCCTCAACTCCCTCCGCCTGGTCGACTGCGACGTGGTGGACGGCATGCCGATAGCTCTCGCCTCCGAGATGGCGCTCGCCAATACGGCCCTAAAGATCGTGTTCGCCAACAAGAACGGCGATCCCCTGCTTCAGGAAACCTACACCCCGACCGGCAACATCCTGCGGGGGAACTTTGAATTCCGGACCTCCGCCCCCTCGGTGCGCATGGAGCCGCTCTCGAGCTCCGACCCGCTCTCCTTCGATATGTACGTGTTCGCCCCCAACAACAGCCCGGTGGTCGTTTCAGGCTACATCCGGAAAAACGCCGCCTACGGGTCCTCGAATCCCCCGTTCGTCACGCTCTCGGGGCTAGGCGTTGCGCCGGACGCCTACCAGATTGCAGACATCGACGATCAGTGGCAGCAGTTCAAGGTGCAGGCGACCCAGACCACCGGGACGGACGGGATGCTCACCTTGACCTTCACCGTGCAGTCGGGAGGCGCGGGGGCGACGGTGTGGATAGACGACGTTACGGCCCCGGCGGCAAGCGCGGTGAACGCCGGGGAATTCAGCTTCTGGGCCAACGCCCTCCCCGTGCAGTCGATCCTGGCCAACTTCGTCTCGGCTGCGGATGTCTGGAACATGCAGGCCGACCAGCTCACCCTCCTCGGCAGCATCGGCCAAAGACTGGCCGATAATGTGGACGCGGCCGTGAGCTCAAGGCTCGCCGCATCGAGCTACACGGCCCCCGACAATGCGGGGATTGCGGAGGCGAGAATCGATGCGGCAAAGGCCCGCAAAGCCCTCACCAACCGGGCCGTCGTATCCGGCGACCGGCGTACCGTTACCATCTACGATGACGATGGAACAACGCCGCTTTTCCAGTTCGACGTCTCCGCCGATAAACTGTCGCGGACGCCCGCGTAAACATGCAACTAAACATGCAGCCTGCGCAATTTGGCAAACTGACCCTTTTGACCCCCTCGCAAGCATAGGATTATGGGCTATGGGCATATTCCCCGACTGGCTGGAGACAGGTGGAAACCCGGTCATCCTGGACCGCCTCGACGTCGCTCTCGAGGACGATGAGCTTGCGGTCACGATCGATGACGAAGCGCTAACCATCACCATCGATAGATTACCGGAGTAAGGACATGGCAGCCAAAATCAACATCACGCGCTTCAGGGGAGACACCTACCAGGTGGTCCTGAACATCAAAAACCCCGACCGCACGCCCTTCGACCTCACCGGCCGCTCCTTCACCCTCTCGGTGATCGCCGGGCGCGACAAGGGCTCAGCGAGCTACCTGCTCCAGTCCACCGGCGCCTCCATCGGAGACCCCTCGGAAGGCGTCCTCGGCTTCCCGCTCACGGCGGAGCAGGTCGCCCACGCCGGCTCCTATGAATACGATGTGGAAATGGTTGATATGGACGGCACGGTAAAAACGATTGCGCACGGGACGTGGCTCTTTATCCAGGATGTAACGCAACCATCTTGA